ACTATAAGATCCAGTGAAGACTGGCATAGTCTGGAAGATCGCGATGACATCCATCCTACCACATGTGAGGAATGATGTGATCCACGATGCTTCGTTTACGATCTCACCTGTTGCTTTGTTGGTGATAGTGGTTGCAGTTGTATGCACATCAGGAGCATCCATGGTAATACCAGAGATGCCCTTCATGCGTACGCGGTTACCTTGAAGAGTCAAATCACCCTGATAGGCGATCTCATGGTCACCTGCTTTGGTTTGTACAGACTTTGCTTCCTTTTCCCCTGCCTCAAAGTTTACATTCTTCGATGCATCTTGCAGTTTGGATACAGCAGCGTCGATAGCAGTTGTTGCCTGCTTCGTCCACTGATTGTTATCCTTACCGAGGGGATTGCCAGCATTGTTTTTACCCTCTGCTTTACCACCAGCACCATTAGATGTGTGCTCGTTGAAAGATCCATTGACTTCAAGGTGGAAGTCACCCATCACTTTCAGATAGTAATCACCTTCGATGGTATGAACGAGATTGTTCTTGACGTTCTGAACGAGGTCACGACCAAAGATCGCAGTCTCATTGCTAGGAACGTTTTTGTGAACATTACCTTGCTTATCCTCAAAGGTAGTGACGCCACCAGGACCAGATCTGATGCGCTTTTCCTTCCCAGGTGTAGCGTCATCAATTTCTCTGGCACCATTCAAGAACATCTTCGTTTCCATAAGGAAAGGATTCATGTTCTGGAAGAATTTGTCAAAGAAGTTACCACTGTTACCTTCTGGTTGAAGATTAGAACAGTCTTCACCTTGCGCTCCGCCAGGACCTGCAAGTTGAGCACCCGTGTCAGCACATTCGGTGGTTCCTAATAGTGGAATCCACCCCTGACTCTTCGGTTTTCGTGCCTTCCTACCACAATCAACAAACGATGCAATGATATCAACGATCAACGAGATCAGGTTGAGAACATTAGCAAAATTCAGTTGAGTGAAGTCAATCTTGAACAGAGTGTCAACAGCACGAGCAACTTCTTGGATCTTAGGAATTGCCTGCACAGCACTCAGGATAATATCAAAGACCTTGGTAACTGTATTGAGAACCTTACAGATTGCCTGTTGGATATTTTGCAGTGCCTTCGTCACATAGTCAGTGATCATATTGAAGACTTTATTGATAGCATTCATGATGACTCCAAATATAGAGTCAACAAATCCACCAATATCACTCAATATACTACTGACAGCATCCAACCAACCAGGAACAGGTTGGCAGAAAATATCTGTAATGATCTTTTTGATCAGTGTAATCACAGTCGTAACCACACCAAGGGGGATGAGGTTAGATAACAGGTTCACAATCTTACCGATTGCTTCCTGAATTTTCTGTGCCAAATAGTCTTTGATAGGTGCAACCATACCTGTGACAGCATTGACAACATAGTTGGAGATGTTGCTAATACCTTTCAGAATGTTGTTACCTGCCTGAACATGTCCAGTGATAGCAGAAACTAAGTTACCACTATCATCGGCACCAAGAGAACCAATCTGAACACCAAGATCTGTGAGCATACGCTTCAAATCTTTGGTGAACGACTGGGAGGCAGTGCCAGGACCATGTGTACCGTCAGCGATACCACCTTCCATAGACGGTGGACCGATCGGGTTGCTATACACGTTGAAGGGATTCTCTACCTCCGCCCTACTAACAGCACCACGAGAGTGTTCTTCACCACCAGTTGCACTACCAGAAGTAGCACCCTGAGATTTAACAAACGGATGACCAGCATTTACATCCTGGTTGCCGTAGTCTTTCTTCTGTGGTGTGTTAGTTTTGAACTCATCAGCGACGGTAGGGTCAGCGACGACAGTTGCAGGCATATCCTGAGGATTGCCGCGACCATCTTTGGTCCCCTTGTTTTCTGCATGTTTGAATCCTCGGAATGCACCAAGGACACAGGGAAGTTGTGCCTCATCCCCGTCGAGAAAGAATCCCATGACAGTAGCGCCAGGTTGCAATTCACACGTTGAACCTGCGTTTTTAGTTTGAGGTCTATCGTTCGGTAGGAGTACCGTTGCCCATGGAAGAACTTCTCTTGGCATTTCTTCAAGATATGCCGCTGATCCATCCTCACCAACTTTTGCTTTGGTATACCACCCAAAGATACGAACTTTGACTCTACCCAATTGAGCAGGGTCATTGTTATCTTCGACTTCACCTACCCACCATTGGAATCCATCTCTTCCTGCAAAACCAGTATTAGTGCCCAGCATTATATTTGTGTGAAATCTAAGGTCCGTACATTATTTAGTCGCTGAAACTGAAACATTCCTTCCTCTGGCAACTTGCCCCAGGCAAACTTACCAGTTTCCAGATTGTACCCAGTATCAAGTGATCTATATGTCTGACCGTTGAACTGGACTTCGCTGACCACCTTTGTATCCCGTAGGATACAGTCACCATCTAACTCACCGAACCACCATCCATCAAAGTATCCAAATTTCCACGAGCAACTTGGTTCGTTGGTGAGTAGATTAGTTGACTGCGTGAAGACAGTAACATCATTTTCATAAGTTAAATTAACTTGAAAGTGACGGTAGGGGTTGTCTTCACCTTGGTAATTATACCAAGACTTCATATGAAGTGTCAAGGGTGCAACTTTTGTGTACAAGATATTAATCTGTGGCCACTTAGTTGGATTGGACTGTGCCTGTTTCTTATTCAGGTAATGTCCACATAACATTCTCTCAAATAAGGTCATACCATCCAGTCACAATAATTTTCTCTTCATTAGGCGCAGGCAGACCTTTGTGCATATGTGTCCAATCTGCTGGCCAAATAAGGGTCAATCCCTTGACAGGTTTTACCTTACACTTTTGCGTTTCAAAATATGTCTCGCCTCCTTCCTCTACATCATTAAGATAAGTCATCCATGCCATGATTCTACTGGCACATTGTGGATGATTGCTTCCTCTTTCACAATGTAATTTCTTAAATCCACCATCAGGCGGATACCATTGAATATTAAAATCTTCTACCAGATCCCATTGAATTGTTTTAAGTTGGGGATAAAAGTTACAGTATTCAGTTGTAACGTTTGCCAACGCATCAATATATTTTATGATACGACGATCTTTCAGATATCTAGGAATTGTTAGATCCATAGAATCCTTAATATTCTTGTCTATACCATTGCCGTGATGCCCAGGTTCAACTTGTAGGTATGTACATTCTTGATAGAACTCTATCAGTCCGTCACATACATCAGGATCTATTTTTCCACCACCGATGAAACTATAAGGAGCATCTATATCCAAGTAATCCATAAAGCTCTAAGACTGCCCTTTCAACCCTGACAGTGTTGATTATAATGATTTATCGAGGTCTTGTCAATCGTCGTAAACTTTGCACTCAGGTTCAGACGGATTGGCGTCACAATACAGTTCTAGGCAGTTGGGATCGTGGTGATCATTTGGATGCTTTTCGTGATATGCTTCCAGTTGTCCCAATTCATCTTCAAGATGGCGGCGACGTTGTGCAGAGATTTGGGGATTTGAAAGTTCTTCCTTATCTGCATCAATGTGCTGTTCGATACTGTCCATAGTTGGTTAGAGGAGTATGATATATTTATTTACCAGTAGGTACTGAGTCACGGCAGAGATATAATTCCGATGTGATTCCTTCCTTTCTATATGTATGCTTCAATCCCTTGATTAGATATTTGCCTGAGAAAATCTTGTCTTTCTGAACACGACGAGCATTTTCTTGTTTTGTCTTCGGCATTCTAATTTCAATAACCCCTCCACAATACAGTGCAGTATTACCAGAAATACTGATAGTTAATGTTTGAGTATTGAGAAGATTCCAACGCTGCGTCGCATATGACTGTGCAGACAAGAGACTAGAACTTTGCTCATCGGCACCACCGTTGGGCGAATTGTTCTCCATGTGTGTGAACTGTGGTAGAATTACAAACTTCTGTCTCGTTGGGTGATTGCTATCAAATTCTTCAATGAAATTCTTGTCATAAGGAAATCCCTTATTGAGTGTAGATGCTTTGGTAAAGATACCTCTCAGTTTAGTGATGATAGGACCAGATATTGTTCCTGATGGTTTGCTGGCAGAAGTAGATGCCCCAGGTTGTGTGATGTAACTATCTGTGGGTTGCGCTAGATTGATACCAATAGTTGCAGTTTGATATACACCCATCCTCATCTTTTCCAGTTGATTAGATCTATCTGGATATGCTACTGTCTCAATCTTGAATGCATTCTCCTCAGAGTCATTATCTTCTACGTTCTTCTGTGCGTATGTATAGGTTGCTAGTTTTTCCCCCTCGCACAATTTATCAATGGATGTGAAATGGAATCCATCTCGATTCTGGTAAAATAAGAATCCTGATTGTTTCCTACCAGCATTCTTTGAGTTAGTGGTGGTCTTTTTCTTTCCAGTGCTACCACTCGTTCTGGTGACTTTATCAGTCAAATATGAAATAACATCAACAGGTCTCCAATTAGGAGATACCACATTGATTTTAGAATAGTCTTCTACGTTTACTCTGGTGCTGGCAATCTTCAATTGCTCTTTGAGCATTCTTTGAACAACATTGTCCTTACCATTCTGAGGACCATACATTCCAAATGCTCTATTGGTTTCATTGAAATACATTGCTTCATCAGCAAAGTGGAGAAGATACATCTTGGATCTTTCTCTTTTGACTACACTGCCAATCTTGTACAGTTTCATCTTTGCCTTGATTGTTGCCTTTTTCTTTCCCTCACTCTTGGCAGCGAATGATTCAAACTCAATATCAAACCTTTCTGATCCATACAGTTGAGAATCCAATCCAATAGAATCTAGAATAGCAATATCTAATCTTGCAAAAGGGCAGTCAATAGATTCATACCAAGTGAACTCACCGATCAGATCGACAATATTCTGCTTCGTTTCTCCACCCTTGCCATCCGAAACGAAGAGATCTGCCTTAGTTAGTTTGTAGGACTTAGAATCAGACATTATGCGATGTTAACAGGTTGTTGGAAAATATCAGCAGTTAGTCCAAATCTGGGTCTAGCATAGATATTTGCTGGGATATCATATGCTACTGCGGGAAGGTCAACTTGGGGTTGAACATCTCCTGGTCTTTGTTTTGTTGCTCCAATAGGTGCAGCAGTGCTAGATGTTAATGTTTGAGTATCTTTGTCGGCGTTTGCCTTCTCTTCATCTTCTTTGTTTTGTGCTTCTGCTAATCTGTCACCAGATGTATTGATCTTTGCTCCTGTCATTTCAGCAGCATCTGCTACATATTTATCGAGAAGTCCAATGTTATCTTGCAGTTGCTGCATGGGATCTTTCGCTGCATCACCACCGCCTGATCCATCAGAAGATTGACTGTCAGATGCCAAACTAGAACCATTGCTATCAGCAGCGGCAAGATCAGGAATCTTACCTGATGTAAATGCAGCACGAAGTGCATCTGTATACTTTGTGCCCTTTGTGCCGAAACCATCAGCACCTACGTTACCTGTTGCCAACCAACTAGCAGCACCATTCCATCCTTGGTTATGTGCATATCCAAGGGTTTGAAGTTTTTGGAGCAATGATTTCTTCTTATATTGTGGACTTTTCGCCATCAATAGTTTATGGTTGGCGATTGTATATCCCGCAAAGATTTGCTCTTGAAGATCAGGATTATTCCTATACGATGCACGTTGTGCTGCACCATGACCAGGATCAGGAAGACCAATGTTACGCGCTCCATCAGTCTTAGCATCAGCGCCCATCTGATACTTACCGTCGTAGTGATTACGACTACCGCCAGCAATATTATATTTACCACCAGACTCAATCTCAGCGATTGTGCCTCTAAATATATCCCAAGTCTTCTGATCGGCACCCAGGGCAGACTTCACCTTGTCATAGGGAACCTTACCACCAGCAGCATACTTTCTACGCCAGGGAGAGAATGCACCACCAACTCCAAATAATTTCAGGTCAGTGTTCATTGCCGTATTAAAATCTACGCCAGACTTGGCACTGAAATCTATGTTTGAAGTCTTAAAGTCAGCAGCTTTGGATATACCTAAGTTAAGATCAGTTCTGAATGGAGTCGCTGTTAATGTCTTAGAATCAGCACCACTACCGCCAGTCATCGGTTTAGCATCTGAGGCATAGTTGCCGAGAATACCCAATGACTTTGAGAAGAACTCAACCATACCTGCTTGACCCAGATATTTCTTTGTTGGGTCAAGACCAGAAGATTCAGCAGCAGCAGAAGTATTGCCAGCAGAACCGTTTGCTGCTTGTGTTGCACCTGTTGTGGATTGGATTGGAGCAGATCCTGTCTCTTCAATAACAGTGGA